CAGTTTCAGCAATTGCTGCAGAAAGAACTAGAGTACTTGTTGAACTATAATCTAAAACTGGGATAGGCCATTGACGTCTGTTAAGAACACCTTCTTGAGCCAAATCAAAGTTTTCAATTGCATATACCTGATCATAAGTACCATTACCTGGGTCAAATGCTTGGATTTGAGTACAAGTAGTAGTAGTTCCAAAACCAGAAGCATCATTTACATGTACTGAAAAATATACTTTCTCTGGAGTATAAGTAGTTGATAAGTTTTGGTTAATATCTTTAGCTGTAATTTCAACACCATAGTTAGATGCTCCAGTTACACCATATACACCAGAACCATCACCTACTACAATTGCAACAATTTGCGTTTTTTGAGAACTATTATTAATAGTACTTGCAATAGTAGTTGCTGTAAGTAATTGTGTATTACTAGTTGTAGATTGGAAATTCACATTTAATACTTCTGGACGTTCAGAATATAAATGTTTATTATTTTTGAAACGTATAACAAAGTTATAGTTAACATCATTGTTTACCTCAATAGTACCAGTAGCTGTTTTACGGTTATAACCAATTGACCATACTTCACGTTGAGCAGGTGCATATGATTTACCTTTGTAACCAGTTACGTTTAAACCATTGATTTTTGCAGATTTTTTAATAATGAAATCGCCATCAGTACCAGTTTTACCTTGTACGATATAAATTTCAGGTTGAGTTGAGATTGTATCACCACCTGCAGGGTTTAATGCCAACCAGTCTTTACCAAAGATACCAATTTTACCATCGGTTAAAGTAGTAATAGACGCATCATTAGATGGTAATGATGTACCATCGCTGATTAAAATGTTTTGTTTTCTGTTTAAGCTATTCATTATTTTTAAGTTTATAAATTTATACTAAGTTAATTATATAATATTGAAATGTAAAGATAATGCACTATTTAAAGCTGTAGCACTATGTACATTTCTTAATTTTACTACAAATGATCCATTAGATACTGAAGTAATTGTTACAATAGGAGCACCTGTACCACTATTTAATACACCTACATCTATTACTGAATCACTATAACATTTATTGTTAGTTACGGTAAATGACCCACAATCAGTACCTGCTGCAGTAGTTAAAGCTACAGTAGTAATTACTCCAGATTGTTTATTAATAGTTACACCTGTAGAAATAGATGTTGCTTGTGTTACTGTACCTTTTTCTGTAATGGCAGTAATGATATCTGCAATTTTACCACCTAGTACTTTAGGGTTTGTTAATAATGAGCCTAAAAAATAGGCAGGTCTGATATTAGTTATTTTAGCCATTTAAATATTTTTATATTATTATTCTTTTTGATTATCTATTATAGGACTGAATGAATTATTACGTTTAGCCTCTATTCCTTCTAAAGCTATTTTAATCGCCTCATCAACTATTTCTTGATGTGTATGTTCAGATAATTCACAGTTAGTAGGTGTAGTAAGACTGATAGTATTAGGTTTTTTTAAATATCTTAACCTATAAACTGTTGGCGTACATACACTAGATGCTATTAACTCTACTCTACCATCTTCCATTAACCTCAATACCTTATCATAATCTGGTTGTTTAAAAGCATCTTTTAATACTTTATCAACTTCCATATGTTGAATAGGTCTAACTTCAGCATACATTCCATTTATTTGATTTACTAGAGTATGTCCATTTATAGATATTGTTTCAGTGTATAAAGGATTGCTATTACACTTATCACATTCTTGAACTACTCTTTCTTGAATTATAAACCAATGATCTGTTGGTAATGTTACAAATTTAGAATATGGATTAATATTATCAATTGCATTAGCAGACGGTGTTAGATTTACATGTTTAATTAATTCTTTAAGATCTTCTGTTCTTTTTTGAGTTTCCTCGAAAGAAGTTCTTTTAGGATTAGTTATACCATATCTTTGTTTAACAAAACGTTCCTGACCTTGATTTAATAATAAATCAATTTCTTCTGGTAGGAAATTAGGATAATTTAAGTTATCTAATTTATCCATTCCAAAACGGAATGCTTGATGCATTTGAGCTACAGTCACTATTGTACTTTCTTAAGTTTGTTTAATCTACTAGTTAATGTTAATTTAACTGATTGATTTTTAATATCATTAAAGTAATCTACGCATTCTTCTGTTGAGTTAGCAATTGTATCATCACCGTGCAAATAATAATTACCTTTACGAGTTAACAATTTCTTTTCTATAAACTCTTGAATTAATGCTTTAATTGCAAGATCTTTATCATTAATAACTTCAACAAATAATTTAGGATTCTTTTTAAGTTCTAATACTAGTTGAGAATTTAACATCATCTCACTCATAGTATCTAACCCTTTCTTACCAAAAAGACGTAAAGTTCCTCGTTTTTCTTCAGGACTCATCTTATGGATAGCTCCCATTCCTTCAAATTCATAATTGAAAGATTCAATTTCTGATTTTGCTTTAGCCTCTTCATCATCGATATAAAAGAGAACATTAGGTTTCTTTCTTTCAATTTCTGAGTTAGCTATCTTACTAGATTCCAATAATACCTTATACTTAAGTTGATTAATTGGGTTATCTAATTGTAATTCAGTTGTTTTAGTATTATGGAGTCTAATTGCATATGTATCATTAAATACTTCTGACCACCATTTACTATGTCTGCTTAAAGATCCCTTTTCCAATTTAAGTTCTGCTTCATAATAAGCTTCTTCTTCTGGAGTTAATCCTGTTTTCCAAGATCCCTTTAAACTCATTTCACAACCTAAAGTTGTAACTGATTTTGCATATGAGCTGATACCAAAGTATCCTGCCTTCATAGCACTCTTAATTTTAACCATTTCTGGCCCTTCAAATTTCATACTTTTTACCTTTTACGTTTATTGTTTAAATAAAGGGAGCAAGCCTTTGTACCTGCTCCCAATAATATATTTTTTAGCTAATTGAATCTACATCTAAGATCAATTGACCTGCATCTGTAGGATCTTTTAACATTACACCACACTCACTCATTACATGGAATTCATATCCATCTACAGGTGAACTTGATGTACCATTTTTCTTCATACCGAATGGAGAACACAATCCTTCAATATATGTAGAAGCCATTTCACGTCCATTATGATACACCTTTTGAACATTAGATTCACCATTACCATTCATCTTGAAATTCAAGAAAGTGGCTTTGTATGATTCTGCTGGTTTACCAGTTTGTGGATGTAAAGTTCTATTACGTACAACTGAGTTATAAAGTGGACATTCTTTTAAAGTAATTTTATCTCCGTTCAAACCTACATAAGTCTTGAATTGTGCACCTAAAGAAAGTTCTTGACCAGAACCACTAATAAATTTACTATCAACTAATGTAAAGTTAGAAGCAGACTTTTTCATAGCTTGATCAAACAAGTTCATGAATTGACGTCCGCAAAGAGCTACATAATCACGTGGGCCATCTTCAGTACCATTGTAAGATAAATCATCCATAAAGTCACGTAATACTTGCTCACTAAGAGTTGTGTAATAACGTTTATTTGCTGGAGCGATTTGTTCTTCTAGACCTGCACCTGAATAAATAGCATTTCCTGAAACACCTTTCATATTAGTAGTACCATTCGGACGAACGTTACCTTTACCATATATTAAAGCTTTTTCAATTTCATCTTGCCATTGACTCCAAAATTCCCATTCTGCATATTTAACCCAAGTATTAGCAACTTCTTTACCATCTGGGTTCATTAAGCTAATTTTCAATACTTTAGATTGAGCTGCACCTGATACTGCATACATCTTACGGAATGTACTCATGTAATTCTCCATCATGAACGGAGTAGCATAAGTAGTTTCACCTGATGTACGAGAATGATCATGTTCAACAATGTTGTAATCTTTAGAGAATTCTTTACCAACACCTAACAAACTTTGTGGTACATATAAAGTTGGATCTTTAGTTACCAATTGTAAAGTATATACAAAATCTGCACCATCTTGTTCTGGTTCTCCCATTACACGTAATGAATAACGGCTATCATCTGGAACTAACACATCTCCTAAAGCAAACCATTTTTCAGCTAAGCCTACACGGAAAGTAGTAAAGTTAATACCTGGAGTTGATCCACCATCATTATAAGTAGATTGTGCTACTGAAATAGGCACAGCTTTTTCAGAGTCACCCATTAAAGGCCAGCGATAAACGATATTATCTAAACCTTTAGTACGACCTGTACCAGTGGTTAAATATGATAATGCGTTTTTGTAACCATTAACTTTGTTGTAAACACGAGTGATTACTTCAGAAGCTAAAGCTGGTTCGGTTAAGAAAAAATTTGATAAGTGGTTGGCTTGGGTTAACCCAGTATGCCAGTTACCTGTACTTATCTGTAAATCGCTTAATTGCATGTGTAAGTTTTATTATTTTAAGTTTGTAAATTTAATTATTATAACCCTTGTTTAAATGCTTTGAAGGGGTTTTCTTCTTGAAATTCTTCTGTACTTCCAGAAGAAATCTTATTTTTACTAGAATTAGAATAGTTTTTTAACATTTTAGAGAAGTTATTACTAACCTTAGACTCTACCTGTTTTTCTAATTTAGTAGAATCAAAATTATTCATTGCTAAGTATGCAAATAAATAAGATGAATCTTTATTCTTTTCAATTGCCTGCTCGTAAAGAGTTTTACCTGATCTATCTACTTTAGTCATAAAGTCCCAAAGCTTATCTTTAACCTTAGGAGTTAACTTAAATCCTGATACATCTTCTTTAGAATACAAGTCTTTTTTAAAATTTTCCCAGTATTCTTTTTGTGCAGCTTCCTTCTTAATAGCTTGCTCTTTTTGAATCTTAATTAATTCTTCTTTTTGAGCAGCTTCATTCTTTTGAAGTTTTAAAATAGCAGATTTAGATCTTTTTTCTAAACTACCATTCTCAGACCATTCTGTAATCATATCTTCAATATCTTCTGGAGTTTCACCAGCTAATTTCAAAGATTCTTTTAAAGCTAATTTTTGGGCATCTTCAGTATCTAATTTAAAATCTGACCATGAATGCTCACCATAATATACATCTAGAAATTGTTTTGGTGTACCACCATTTTGTACAAATTCTAACATTTTAGCATAATCTTCAGGTAAAGCTTCAGCCCATTTATTAATTCTGTTTTGAACAGTCTTATTAATTAGTTTTGCTATACCTTCTTCTGATTCTTCAAAATCTTCATCAGTATCATCGAAATCAACAACATTTTTATCATAAAGAGCTTTAGCAAATTCTTTGATTCCTGTTGTTTCAAATTCTTCTTCTGAAGTAGAAGTATTTTTAGGAGTATTAGTGTTTTCCTCTTCAAGTTCTGCTTCAGGTTCTACTGTTTTTTTAACAGCTTTCTTTTGCTGTTCAATTACTGATTCTAAAGCCTTATCTCCTTTTTTAAGAGATTCATCTTCTTCTATTAGTCCTTCATTACCTGTACTGATATCATCTGAGATGTTTTCAGTAGGTTCTTTAAATTCTCCTTTTAATAAGCTGAATTCAGCAAAAGGATTATCTAATTTTTCCAAGTTTGTATCTTTTTTAGCCATGTTGTTAATGTAAATATAACACTTATTATTATATCTTTTATACTTTTTTAAAAATTAATTCTGTTGTTATATAGCGTTTTTATAAAATACTATTTAAGATTTTTTAATTTATACAGAGTTTGATAAGTTAATGTAGATATTTCATCTAATTGATTTCTAGACCAAGAGTCTTGAAATATACTATAAGCTTCTCCACCATCTGTTAACTTTGCTAAATCTTCTAAAGTAGTTATAGGTTCTGTTTTAGAGGATGTTGGTATAGTAATTTCTACTAAACCATACTTTCCCTGATATGATTCTATTAAAGTATCTGTTAAATCTAATATCTCATCATAGAAATCATGTAGTGCTATATGGCCTGAATAAGCTCCTATACCAGTTATTCTTAAATGGTTAATATGTATTTGATCTCTGATTTGAAATAATTTACCAAAAAACTCTGCAGCTTTATTAGTAGGTTTATTTATTTGTTTAGCTATATTCATTATTTTTTAGGTTTATTATTTTTAGCTCTAGCTGCTGCTAACTTCTTTTTCTCAATCTCTAGTTTATTCTTCATTTCTTCTCTTTTAATCTTATTAGAATCAGCTGCTATCTTTTCTTGAGATTGATTCTGAATTTTAATAGCTTCTATTTTTTTATTCTCTATATCTTGCTTCATTTTAAGTTCTTTATCTTTAAGATCTAATTCTTTTTGATGTTTAGCCTTATCATGTTCTAATTTAGATTGCTCCATAAAAGCTTTAGATGCTATATCTCTTTCTTGTAAAGAAAGGTTAGCAATCTCAATTGGATCAGGTATACCATCAGAATCTTGATCTAAATTCTGCCGTCTAGAATATACATTAATTTCAGCTACTTGAATCTTAGTTTCATTATTAGAATCTATTTCATATTGTTTCAATTCTAATTCTCTTTGTTTCAATTCTAATTGTTGAGCTGCTACTTCTCTTTGTGCATTATTAGCATCTTGTTGTACTTTAAGAGCTTGTTCTTGTGCTTGTTGATCTCTCTTACGTTTATCTTCTTCTCCACGTTGTAAGTTACGTATAATATCTCTAGGATTATCATTTATAATTCCATCAATTAGCATTGATAAATCGGCTTTATCTGATTGTAGAGCAGCTTGAGATAATTGTTTTAATGATTCTACAATAGCATGGTCTTTAGCAGAATTAGACATAAATACTCCAAATTCTGAATTCTCTAATTCTAACTCTTCAATATTAAGTAATTCAATACCCATATCATCAAGTACAAATTGAGTTTTCTTACCATCTTTAAATGCTATCTTAGCACATTCTACTAGTGCAGTATATACTCTACGTTTAACATCATCATGTGCATCAAATAAATATTCTGTAATTAATGCTGATTGATTAACAGATCTTTCAACATTACCTACTAATTCTGAATTATTAATTGCACCTAAACGTTGAGGTGTAACACCAGATATAAAAGCTACTTGTTGTTTAATATAATCTAATGTATCGATATATTGATTAATTTGATTAGCTAAAGATAAGTCAATAGATTGAAATTGATTAAAGTTAGATGTCTTTCCTATTTGGGAACCTTTTTTACCTTCTTCAAAACTATTAACAAATGCTATTTTCATAGCTTTCATATAATACATCCATCTATCAATATCCATACCTTCTGAGCGAGGTATTTGTGCAATATCCATTAACATTATCTTACCTTGATCAGATGCAAATGCTAATTCTAAACGATATGATATAATGTTATATAAATATTGATATGGTTTAATTCTATCTAATAATGATACTGATTTAGCATTAGTAGAGTTATAGATAAGTCCTGTATAACCTAATTTACAATAATATGGATTATCCATACGTCTACGTTGGTTCTCTTTAGGCTGTACATTAACGTAAATATTTGAACCTATTTTAATACCTTCCCATGCCTCATTAACCCAAAATTCTTCAACTACTGCATCAGGGAATGCTTGTTTAAATATAGATATTTTAAATGTTTCATCTACTATCTTTTCTACTAATTGATCATCTTCATCAGTATATGCTAAATGAAATAATTTTTTAAACGATTTCCATTCTACACGTACTACACGAATAAGTTCAGAATTAAATGAACCTGCTGTAGAATTAATAGATGCAAAGTTAGATAATCCTGTATCTACTACAGAACCTTGTTTATCAATAGTAAATGTAGGATTTTGATTAATTAAATTAAATGCTGATGTATAACGTTTAGCTATCTCTTCAATTTCATCTACTTGTTTCTTAGTTAAATCTTTACCAAATTCATCTAGTATAGTAGATGGTGCTAACATACGTACTTCAACTACAGCTATCGCATCATCTATATATTCACTATCACCATCCAATACAACTGTAATGTTTAATGGATTGCAACGTCTAAGTTGTACTTCATTATTAGATACACCTGCCCAATATATTTCTTCTCCTGTAATAAGAGCATCTTTCCAACCACGTTTAAATATCTCTTTGGTATTTAAAAATTTACGTAAGTATTTTAAAATTTTATTAGCTTGAGCTTCTATAAGATCAGTAATATTATGCTTCTCATATTTAACTATTTGCTCTGGTGTTGGTGGAGGATTATTTGGATCTATTGTAGAAGGATCTATTTCACCTACTAATCTTTGTTGTAATGCTGATAATATACTATCCTTTAATCGTTGTTGTTTACGATTAATATCATTAGGTGATTCCGAGAATACAATACAATTATCAGGACGTTTAACTTCTTCGCCTATTAATAAATTTAATGATGGAGATACTATATCATAATGTTGTAATGTAGCAGGAAATTCATTATCATTTAATCCTAATGGATTACATACATATTCTAAATCTGCTTTATTAAACTTACCATTAAAAAGATCATAATTAATCTTTTTGTTATAATTAGTATTTCTATTAGATGTAGTAGAACCATAAGATAATTTCTCATAGTAATTTATTACATCTTTTTTCCAATCCTCATTTTTTTGAGTTATAGTAAGTTTCTGTTTTGGTAATGGCATAATTAATAATTAATTTTATTAGTAGTATTTTTTTTAAAGATCTTTCTATTAAAGAAAGGATCTATATCTAGTAAAGTTTGGGGAGTAGCATCTTCTAAATGTATTCTATGCATTTCCTTTGATTGCAATATACATAACATAAAAGCTATAACTCTATCAAAGTTACCTTCTCTATCGTATGCTATAAGTTCTTTTAATAATGGTATAGATTTAATAGTGTGTAAATTTAAAATCTTTTCACCATTAATATCATTACGTTCTTCATATAACCATTGACGTAGATAGATTTCACATTGGTCTTTAATACCAGATGCACCACCACTACCTCTATTCATATGTATACCATATCCACGTTGTACTCTAGAATCTTTAACAATATCTTTAATAATACCAGGTTGTTCAGCTAAATAGTGAAGACTATTCTTCATTTCAAAATAAGCTTTAAGGCCTTTTAATTGATTCTCATATAAACATTTAGCATTATAATAAATACATAATTTTCTACAATTCTCATAAAAATCATCTGCTCTGTTAGGACGTCCTGTATATTCAGCTACTGGTAAATTATATGTAGTACCATTATGAATCATACGTTTATAAACAAAGAATGAACCTAATGAATCTGTACCAGATTTATCTTGATCATAAGGGTCACAACCTGCAATATATAATCCAAATGGTGGATTAGCTATAGGATGTTCCCAGATAACTATAGCACCTTCTTTAGAATCTTCAGGTTTAAGAGGAAAATTTATAATATCTTGTAAATCTGGATTTAATTTAAATGCTATATTATTGTTAGTATCAAAGTATAAAGTACCTTTAGTTTTATCATCTCTTAATGATGGGATAGTTTCTAATTTAGATAACCATTCATGCATTTCTATAGATGAAAAGATTGCTCCACTTGATCTTAAAAAAGATTCTGAAGGTGTTAAAGGATATTGTGTAATAGAATCTTGAATATTTTTAGGATCTCCACCTTTACGTTTAATCTCTCTGTAATCTTCAATAGATGCTAAAGCTATTTCTTCAATAGAGTTACCATCATAATCTACCATAGGTTTACCTTTCCATTCAGGATGTTTACCTAACTCATCTTTATATGTACCTAAACGACCTCTAGTAGCTGGGATAAACCATCCACAATTAGTCATTTCTTTACCAGGTTCCCATATATTTTGAAATTCTAATAAATTATATTGTTTAGGATTGCTAAACATATATGCAAAGTCTGCTGTACCACCTTCCATATCTCCACCAGTTCCAAATATAATAGGTAATCCTACCATATTATCACCATCTTTCCAACAAGGTTCAGTAATACCATAAGCATCACGTAAATTGTTGAGGGTTCCTGCTTCTTCAAAGATGAAGATACTAGTAGATAAACCTACTGCAGCAAATGGATTATCTTTAAAAGTTAATTTCTTAACTTCAGACATATAACCTGCCCATACTTTAACACCATCAATACTCTTTTCAAATCTTGCTTTAACAAAATCTTTAGTATCAGGATTACGTTGTTTACGCCATTCAGTGTTAGCATTTAAGAAGTTCATATTATCTAATACCATGTTCATAGTAGTAGTAGATAACTTTTCTAAAAATGCTCCAATAACACATACTGAATCTCTATAGAAGTTATACTCATGTGAACATAATGCAGCATCCTTATAAGAGAATCCTGTTCTACGAGGTTTAGTAAATATTAATCCTTTTTGATTCTTACGAGCATATTCTACTAGATGAAAGTAATCATAATCTATATCTAAGAAACGTGGAAAGTTAAACTTCTTACGTCCTGTAACTAGATCTTCAGTTTTAATACGTACATAGTTAAGATAGAAATAGTGTACACCTGTAATAGTAATACCTACACTATTAGTCATACCATATCTACATCGTGTATCTTCTCTATCCCAAAATTCATTATATGCTTCTGTACCTTTCTGTAAAAGAGTATATCTACCATGCTTATCAAAATGCATAGCAGATTCTTTAAACTCATCTGTATGAGTAAACCATTCTACATTAGGTACATGTTGCGTAAAACTAGGCATTATTCTTCAAATCTACTTGTTTCAGAAGAACCTTTTCTATGAATAGATTCCTTTTCTTCACGTTTAACTTTATCTTCTAACTTATCCAAAGATTCAATATTCTTACCTAGTTTTTCACCAGCTTCAAGTATTGCTTTAGTTACTTTAATCTTTAATTCAATATCATCACCATATAATTCAAAATCTATAGATTTATAGAATTTTTCAACTTCATATAATGCTTTACGATATGAAGCTAATAATGCAGTACTAACTGTAGTATTAACTTCTGACCTCTTGTTATTATTTTTTAAATCTGCCATTAGTCCATTATACTTTTAGAGCCGTTAGTCATACTGGAAGGTAGTATAATTTCTCCAGTATTATTTAAATGTTCTGGTACTAAAATATTAACTCTTTGTGTTGTATTGTACCATTCACTAAAAAATTGCATAGCTTCTTCTAAAGCTTCTATTCTTTCTTTCTGATATTTAGTTATATTTTCTAAATATAATAATGCGTTACCATAATTAAATTTACCATCTACAGTAAACATTGTAATGATATTTTTTTCTCCTTCTTCCATTATTCTACAATTTTTAAATAAATATCTTCTTCTTTAACGATTAGAATATCTGGAAATTGTTCTGGTTTTAAAGCAGTATACTGATTAAATAATACTTTATCTCCAGTACTAAATATACCACTAGCCCCTTCATGTAATATAATACCCATTGACGGCTTATCTTCTTTTTTACCTGGTAGTATAATACCACCTTTAGTTACTTCATCGATAATAGGTTGTACTATTAATCTTTGATTCATTGGAATAAATGTTCTTTCTTTGTTGTTCATTATTTTGATGTTTTTAATACTTGATATAATACAGATCCCATTTGATCTACAAATTTCTCATCACTAGATAATTTATCATATCCTAGTTGTTCTAACATACAGTGAAATAGTTCATGATAATAAACTCTTTCTTTCTGTTCTAAAGGCATATCTTTTTTAATCTTAATGGTTTTTTTCATGTAATCATGTTCACCCATAGAATCTTCATTATCTACTTTTTTATATTCTTTTACTGTATACTTATCAGTAAATATTGTAAATGTCTTTGGGATATGTGTTTCCATTAATGTCCTTTATATTTTGATGAGTATCCCATAAATCCTTTAATAGGATATGTTCTGTTAATCTTTAAATCTTTTAATTCGTTATATGGTTTATTTATTTTATAATAAACATCACCACTATAAATACCTGAATACTTTTTAACAGCTTTGCCGTTCTTAGGATTAATAAATTCTTCTACTTGTATTTCATTAATATCAAATAATTTATTAATTAATACATCTTTACAGATTACTTTACTAATACCATTTTTATCTGGCCTAGACATTATATCTGATATGATTTGAAGTTCTATTACCATAAACCTATTGGGCATTTAGAATTAAGAGATTTAGTTTTCTTAGCTAATGGACAACCACAGCCTTTATATTCTCTACCTTTTTTTCTTAATTCTTCTTTATATTCAAAATCTTTAACTGCAATACCAGTTTTATCAGTAGAACATACACCATTAACATTTAATGGGCATCCTGCACATATTTTAGCTCTAGGTTCAGACCATGCTAATACTTCAGGTGTAGGAAAAGCATCATTCTTCCAACCAGCATATATCTCTTTAAGATTTTTTAGAAAACTTCCCATGATTTTTAATTAAAAAGGTAGATGGTTTTATCTTACCTAAGTTAGTTAATTTAATAGTTTTAATAGTTCTATCCTCTATACAATTTTTAGCAAATAGAAATTGACTATCTATAATACGTTCAAGTTCAATATAACTTAAGTTATACTTTTCTTTAAGTGTAGAGAAGGTATCACTAATTTGCATGTATACCTAATTTAATAGTTTTTAACTCTACTTGATTTTCAGTATATGTAATTTTAAATGAGAAATCTCCATTACGAGTTTCATAATATTTAAGACCGTTAAATAAGTTATTTACAAACTCATCCCAATCTTCTATATCTTTTACCTTATATGTTGTTATTTGTATCATTCTTTTTATGTAATCTTCTCATTCTTAATTCCTCATATATTATACTAGCATCTCTATATCTCTGTCCTTTAACCTTCAAAGATTTAAGCTCTTCGAGTTCTTTATCAGACATATCTTTAAACATACTTTCAGTAGGCCAAGTTCTTTGATGTTGATATTCGTCGTTACTCATATTACATTAAATTCAAATGATACCTTTTTATCATTACATATCTCTAAAAGAGATGGATTAATATACAATTTCTTATTAGAGTTATCTAATACAAATATTCCTTTATTCCTTAAACGTTTAATATAGTTATTAGTAATAAATTTATCTTTATTCAATACTTTTCTAAGTAAATCTCTAGCATCTGTATCTACTATTGTTATATCATTCTTAAGTAACGTGCTCAAGATATCTAATTCTAATGTAGATAGATTTAGATTAAAGTTAAGTACCATAAGCATAGCTTTATGATATTGATCTTTAGATATTGTTATTGGATATTCCATTGTTATTATTTATAATACAAATATAACAATAAATATTATATCTACCAAATTTATTTTGAGATAATATTAATTATTATATAACATCTAATGTTATCTATTTGATGTTACTAATGAAAGAAGAGAAAGTGGCCAAACAGAAGACCTACGTTAACTGCCACTACCTTTTAACGAGCTAGATTATTGTACATATATCTAGAAAACATACTTTGTTTTGAAGCTCTGTTTACCACCTACAGAGAAGGAAGGAGGAATCGTCCAATTTGATTAGGGTAATCCATTCTCCACTTTTGTTAAACGAGCCGATTAGTGTGAACGGTTAATGTAAATATAGTGATTATTTGTATAAGTTCCTAATAATTTATATAATATTTGTTATTATATTAACTATCTATAGGTTCATCTGTACCTAATATATGTTTAAAGAAATATTGTAATCTTTCAACTGCTATAACTCTTTGATTTAAATGATCCATTACATCTTCTAAAAGATGGTCATTATACTTCCAATTACGTTTAACATGGGGATATAGATATATTACTTTCTTACCATTTATATAGGTAATTCCTTTAATCTCATGATCAAAGAAGTGTTTAGAATGTGTCTTAGTGTAGTTCATTAGATTTATACATAATACAAAGATAGTTATTATTTGAATATGAAAAAAATATTTTTTGTAAAATTTTTAAAAATTTTTATGTGTGTAGATTGATGAACCACCCCACAACAATGACCCCCACTAAACTTTGAGGAAAATCCTCTTAGAATTTAACCCTATAAAATCTAGAAATTATGAATGGTTTAACTGTAGAAGCTAAAGTTTGCAAAATAAGCGATAGCGGTAAAAGTATGTTAGTTGGTATCAAACCCAACAAGTATGTTATTGGAATGGTATTCGGTTGGGTAGCAAATCCAGATAAGTTAGCTAAAGATGCTATCATTAAAGATTTCCCTATGCCTACTGGTACTACACCATGTTATAATGAAGATGGTAAACCTATCTTACATACTGATGGTAGTCCTGTTGTGCGTTTCGCATTCTAACGACCTTAAATGTTGGGCTAGCCTTGTGCTAGTCCTTCATTCTTTATTAAAATATTGTGTTCGCCAAATGCAATAGTAATTATCAACTCGCCAATCAGAGGAGTTTAATACACACGAACAGGAACGCTGGGGTTAGTGTAGTAATTATATTATCATCAATTCAATTAACAATCTAATTATACAAGTTATGAAACAATTATTCAACATATTTAAATTATTTCCTTCGATGAATCAAGGAAATGTGTCGATTAATGACACACAATCAACCAACACACAAATCATCATTTCATCAACTAATGGATTATTAGGCTTATAACTATAATATATAGCCCTTTTATTCAATTTGAACAGCTAGCAAAGTAATAAACAATTTTACCCCATTATTTGTTTATTGTTCTACTTTATAAATGGTTTTGTAATATTCTATATGATTACATCTAATTATTAACAATCTCAGTGAAGAGAATATAGCGACGAAAAGGGTGATTTATCTATAACTCCTACTCGAAAACCCAATCTTTATGAAATAGATGCTTTGAAAGATAGGCACAGGAATATACTCTGATGATAATAAGAGTTATATATCCGTTTAAACATTATAGCCCTTTATCCTCTAAAACTATGAAATTATGTACATTCGTATTACAAACTATTAAATATTAATCAATTATAACCCTGCTAGTCCCAAGGGTTCGGAGGTGAAACTACCTGATTAATAAAACAATGTTCATTGAAACTTGACTTTATCCTATGCCACCCAAAACTAAAGTGGAGGTGTATTCAAAGAGTAAATACAGATATG